AGTAACGAGGGTCTACCCCACTACATCAATGTTATAAACAGCAAGGATTACATTTACGAAGAACATTATGGACCTCACGATCTTGAACAGCGTGAGTTTACCAACGGCAAGTCCAGGCGTGAAATAGCATACGAGCTAGGTTTACGTTTTAGGATTGTACCAAAGCTGAGTATTGAGGATGGCATCCACTATACGCAACTGTTGCTAAACCGTTGTTGGATAGATGCCGACACTTGTAAAAAATTAATCGATAGTTTGAGAGGCTATCACCGTAAGTACAATGAGAACTTACAAATTTTTCATTCTAAACCTGTACACGACCATACGTCACACGCCTGTGATGCGTTGCGTTGTTTGTCTGTTGGGTTGCAAGAATTAAAAGGAGATCAGCAAGCTCCACAAAAATTTGCTGACAGTAACTACAATCCATTAGGAAGAAATTATGAGCAGATTATTTAAACCAAAAATTAGTATGCCAACACCGCCACCAGTCCAGCAACGTGTTGAATACAAGCCACCTACCATGGAGCTGCCTTCAGAGAAAGACCAGCCTGATATAGAAACACAAGAAAAAGAAATGAAGGTTGCACAAAAGAAAAAAGGACGCAAATCAACCATTATGACATCAGCTCAAGGCTTAACAACCGATGCTGATATTTATACACCAACATTACTAGGATAAAATTATGTCACTATACGAAAATATAAACAAAAGAAAGAAAGCTGGTACATCCAGGTCAAAATCTAAATCAACTATTACGGCAAAGTCTTACGCTAATATGCAAGCAGGCTTTCCTAATTCCAAAAAAAATAAAAAGAAAAAAACATTAATGGGGTAAATTATGGCTTACGGACCAGGTAAAACTACAAAAAAAATGTCAGGTAAGAAAAATCTAGCTGGCATGTACGGTGATAAAAGTAAGATCACTCGTGGTGATATAATCACAGCTGCAAAGAAGAATAAGAAAAAAACATTGATGGGTTAAATGGCGTTAAAAGAACACCAAAGTCCATCAGGTGGATTGAACGCAGCTGGCAGAAAACATCACGGAGTAAAAGCTCCAGTCAACAAAGGTACTAACCCAAGACGAGTATCTTTTGCTGCACGCTTTGCAGGCATGAAAGGCCCAATGAAAGATGAAAAAGGGAAGCCTACACGCAAAGCTTTAGCATTAAAGAAGTGGGGTTTTGAATCAGTTGCTGCTGCTAGAAACTTTGCAAGTAATAATAAGAAAAGTTAATTGCTATGGGTAAAATGAGAGATCCTAATAAGGAAAACAAACAAGGCACAAAGTATTCACCCAAGCTTGCTGCAGCTATAACAAAAGCAAATAAAAAATCTTTTGACCGCAGTAAAGCAGGTCGACTACAAGCAGCTGCTATAAATAAAATACAAGGTGGTGAAGCTAAACAAGTTACACCTACAGCTGCATCAATTAAAGCAACTGGCTTGTTGATGCAAAACAACAGAGATACATTGTTAGGTCAGGCTAAAAGTAATTCTTTAGATAGTGCAGGACTTAATAAACTTGCAACAGCCAATAGAGAATTAGGTTTTAATGAAACAACTGGCATGGGTATAAAAGAATCTGTGCAATACCAGGTAACAAGACCTGAAATGAAAAGAGATTTAAAAAAGACAGCAGATAGAATAAGAAAATTACCAACATTAACAAATGTATTGTTGGGTGCGTTAGGTGGCACAAAAGAAAAATTATCTGATTAATTACAGTGCGTGATATAACAGAAACAAAAGACTTTTCAGCTATGCTTGATTTTTTAAAAGATCAAGAGTTTGCGTATATTGATGAACATAAAGATATTTTAGATTGGTCTATTGCCTTTAAATTTATAAACAAAGACAAAACTCTTGGCTATGTGTGGTTGTATGCATTAGCTGAGGAAGATAACAACTATTTAACACACATGTGTATTGATAAAAAATATCAAGGGCGTGTGTTAACAAAACATATTGTCAACAAATTCTATAGTCTAGCCTATGGATATGGTGCAGATGTTTTAAAAGCTGAACAAATAAACAAAAAATTAATTAATTTATACAAACGAATTGGTTGGCAAAAAACGTCAGCAAATTCATGTGAGATTAAACTACCCTATTTATGGAGGACACAACATGGGAGCAGTTAAAAGAGTATTAAAAAAAGTAGCATCAAAGGTAATTGGAACACCTAGCGTAGCAGTGCCAGAGCCTGCACCAGAGCCTACTCCTGCTCCAGCACCAGCTCCAGTTGCTCCAGCACCAGCAGCACCTGCTCCTGTAGCACCTGTTGCACAAGCTGCACCTGTTGCAGTGACAGATCCAGTGGCTGAAACTACCGCTACTCAAGACATGGAACAAACTGTACAACGTAAGAAAAAGGGTCGAAAGAATTTAATAGCCACAGGCAGTCAAGGCCTTGGTGGTGAACCCACAACATACAAAGCAACACTACTAGGTTAATATGGAAAATAAACAAGCAGCCATGCTGGTTGAACGGTTTGCCTCATTAAAAAGTTTGAGATCAAATTGGGAATCCCACTGGCAAGAAATTGGTGATTACATGTTGCCACGTAAAGCTGACATTGTGCAGCAACGAACTCGTGGTGATAAAAGAACAGAATTAATTTTTGACGGTACTGCCTTACATGCATTAGAGCTATTAGCTTCTAGCTTGCATGGCATGATGACTAATGCTTCAACGCCTTGGTTTACATTGGGCTATAAAGAAAATGCATTAGCAGAAGATGACGCAGCTCGTGAGTGGCTTGATAGTGTTACTAACGATATGTACATAGCTTTTAATCGTTCTAACTTTCAACAAGAAATACAAGAGCTGTACCAGGATTTAATATCTTTTGGTACGTCAGCTATGTTTGTAGCATCAGATGAAAAAAGTTTGGTCCGTTTTAACACCAGGCATATTAAAGAAATATATGTACAAGAAAACGAAAAAGGTATTGTTGATACTGTATTTAGAAGTTTTCATATAACAGCCAGGTCTGCTATCAATCTATTTGGTGAAGATAAGGTTAGTAAAAATATTTTAGACAAAGCTAAAAAAGATCCTTACTCAGATGTGTTGTTATTGCATGTTGTAATGCCAAGAGATAATTACAACACAGGCAAACAAGACTCAATGAACATGCCTTTTAAGTCATGCTATGTTGATCCTGAAGATGTGCATTTAATTAGTGAAGGTGGATTTAAAGAGTTTCCATACGTTGTACCTAGATATTTAAAAGCATCGTTTGAAACGTATGGTCGATCACCTGCTATGAACGCACTGCCTGATGTAAAGATGTTAAACAAAATGTCAGAGGTTGCTATCAAAGCTGCACAAAAACAAATAGATCCACCACTGATGATACCTGATGATGGTTTTATGTTACCTGTCAGAACTGTACCTGGTGGATTAAATTTTTATCGTGCAGGTAGCCGTGATCGTATTGAACCATTAACAACAGGAGCAAACAATCCTATTACACTAAACATGATCCAGGATAGACAGCTAGCTATACAAAAAACTTTTTATGTAGATCAGCTGTTAATGTCTCAAGGTGGTAACATGACTGCTACCGAAGTGTTGCAGCGTAACGAAGAAAAAATGAGATTGTTAGGACCAGTCTTAGGTCGATTACAGTCAGAGCTGTTACAACCCCTTATTGAACGAGTATTCAACATATTGATGAGAGCTAATGTATTCCAACCTGCTCCAGAAATATTACAAGGCATGACTATTGATATTGAATATGTATCACCGCTTGCTAAAGCACAAAGATCAGGTGATCTTAATTCTGTTATGCGTGGTGTAGAAATATTTGGATCACTAGCACAGTTTGCACCAGTGTTAGATTATCTAGATAGTGACGGATTAGTTAAGTACGTACAAAAAACTTTAGGACTGCCTGCACGTATAATCCGTTCTGATGTTGAAGTAGCAGAAGTAAGACAGCAACGTCAACGTCAAGAAGCAGCAGTTCAACAACAACAAGAGCAAATGCAACAAGCTGAGGCTGCACAAAAAGTTGCACCTCTAGTCAAAGCTACATCATAGAAAGGCAAATATGAGTGAGGAGCAAGACCAACAACAACAAGAAAAAGTAAAACAATTAATCCAAGATTACAAAGTAACTTTTGGGCAAGAAGCAGGACAACGAGTTTTGGTTGATTTACAAAACCGATGTCATTTTCTAACAACAACAAATGTTAAAGGTGATGCACATGAGAGTGCATTTATGGAAGGACAACGTTCTGCACTATTATTTATATTAAACATGGTTAACAAAAAAATATGAAACATTTAAAAAAAGCATACGAAATTTGGTCAGCATTAAAGACTAAATATAAAATTGTCAGTGCAGTAGTGCTGGTTGTTTTATTAACTTTAATAATAACATAAGGAGAAACCTATGGCAGAAGAACAGGTAACGGCTGTCGAAGAACAAAGCCAACCGTCTGAACAAACTGCAACATCTGAACCAGTTGAAACATCCTGGAGAGATAGTTTACCAGACGATTTAAAAGGAAATGCATCACTAGAAAAATTTAGTGATGTATCAACTCTTGCAAAAAGTTATATCAATGCCGAGTCAATGATCGGCAAAGATAAAATGGTTGTGCCAGGAGAAAACACTACCGAGGACCAATGGAACGACATTTACAATAAGCTAGGTCGTCCAGAAAGTTCTGACGGTTATGAACTACAAATGAATCTACAAGAGGGTGAAGTTGTTGATGAACAGTTGTATTCAGCATTTAAAGATGCAGCACATGCAAATGGCTTATCACCAAAACAGGCTCAAGGTTTATTAAATTTTTATAATGATATTAGCACTGAAGCATTAAACGAACAGGCCAACTCTGGTGTACTTGCACAAGAACAAAGCTCTCGTGAG